TATCATCGGTGGCGAGGAATACACCCTTCTGCTCACCACTAAGGCTACCAAGGACATCGCCGGTCGTTACGGCGGCTTGGAGAATCTTGGCGAGAAGCTGATGAAATCCGAGAACTTCGAGATGGCTATCGGTGAAATCGTATGGCTGATCACGCTCCTGGCTAATCAGACCATCCTTATTCACAATCTGAAGAACAAGGACAATCAGCGTGAGCTGCTCACCGAGGAAGTGGTGGAACTGCTCACCGCCCCGGCAGATTTGGCTACCTACAAGGGTGCTATCACCGAGGCTCTCTATAAGGGCACCAAGCGCAACGTTGAGAGCGAGGCTGACCCAAAAAACGCAGCGGTCGAGTAAGTGACGAAGAGTTATTTACTCGGCTTTTATATTACGGGCTTGCCCATCTCCACCTAACCCAGGAGGAGGTGGGCTTTATGCCCTTTGGCTTGCTCCTGGACCTTTGGGAGTGCCACAAGCAATACTCTGGCATGGCTAAACCGAAACGGGAACATTTTATTGATGAAATCATCCCGGCGGGAATTTGACGCAGGAGGTGGTGTAGATGGCAGATGATTTTGGCTTGAAAATTGGTCTCGAAGGCGAGAAAGAATTCAAGAAATCAATCTCTGAAATCAATCAAGCCTTCAAGGTTCTCGGCTCGGAAATGAAGCTGGTAACCGCACAATTCGGTAAAAACAACACCTCCATTGATGCTCTGACGGCAAAACAGCAGGCACTCGGAAAACAAGTCGATGCCCAGAAAAAGAAGGTAGAAACCCTTCGTGCCGCCCTGGACAATGCATCAAAATCCTTCGGAGAAAATGACCGCCGTACCCAGCAGTGGCAGATTCAGTTGAATAATGCCGAGGCTGAACTAATCGGTATGCAGGGTGAGTTGGATGAAACCACCGAAGCCCTGGAACAGGCAAGCAAAGGTATGGATGATGCCGCCGACTCCGCAGAGGAACTCGGTGAGGCTGTGGAAGATGCCGCCGATTCTGCTGACAAAGCCGGAGGTGGCTTTGAGAAGTTAGGTGGTATTGCGACCGGCATTGCCGCTACCATCGGTGCTGCTGTGGCTGCGATTTCCGCTGCCGCTGTAGCTGCCGGAGTGGAACTGGTGAAGCTGGGCGATGAATTTAACAAAGCGGTCAATCAGATCGGCGCATCTACGGGCGCGACGGGTGAAGAATTGGAGGCTCTCGGTGAGGTCGCCCAACGGGTCTATTCCCATAATTTTGGGGATAACCTGGAGGACGTTGCCGAGGGCATTTCTGTTGTTACCCGTACCACCGGGCTGATGGGCGCGGAACTGGAAAAGGCTACGGAGGCGGGCTTTGCTCTCCGTGATACCTTCGGCTATGACCTACAGGAATCTGCCCGTACCGCTTCTGCACTTATGAAAAACTTCGGTATCACAGCCGAAGAAGCATATAACATCATCGCAAACGGCGCACAGAACGGTGCAGACCAAAACGGCGACCTTCTGGACACCCTTAACGAATATTCCGCACAGTATGCCGCCCTGGGACTTTCTGCTGATGAGTTTCTAACAAGCCTTATCAGCGGTGCCGAGGCTGGCGTTTTCTCCATCGACAAAGTCGGTGATGCAGTTAAGGAATTTAACATCCGTGCCAAGGATGGTAGCCAATCTACCATAGACGCATTTACCGCTTTGGGTCTGAATGCCGAGGAAACCATGGCGGCTTTCGCTGCCGGAGGTGACCAGGCAAGAGATGCCTTCTTCCAGGTGGTTTCCGCTTTGGAGAGCATGGATGACCCAATGGCAAAAAACGCTGCCGCCGTTGCCTTGTTCGGCACCATGTACGAAGACCTGGAATCTTCCGTGTTGCCGGTCCTTTCTTCTATGGAGGACGGCGCATATGAGGTCACCGATGCACTCTCTCAAATAAACCAAATTAAATACAATGACCTGGAATCCGCTATCGAGGGTACGAAACGCTCCATTCAAGGTGTGTTTCTGCCAACGGTCAGCGGTCTTTCCGCAGGCATCACGGATGCACTTTCCACTTTGGGAAATGCCATCAATGAAGCGGAAGGCGATTTTACAAAAATCAGCGCCGCCGTTGGTGTGGCAATGGAAGAAATCACCTCCACCATTATGGAGTATCTGCCCATTATGTTGGAACTTGCCGGAGACCTGGTGATGGGTCTTGTCAACGGCATCATGAACAATCTGCCCACCATCATCGATACGGCAGCAACCATTGTATTCACTGTTCTGCAAGGGCTTATGGACACGCTCCCGGCTCTGGCAGAGGGTGCACTTCAGTTGGTGATGACCCTGGTGGACGGCATCATCGAGAATCTGCCTATGATTTTGGATGCTGCCCTAAAAATGATCGTCACCCTGGCAACGGGTATCGCAGAGTCCTTGCCGGAACTGATACCCTCCGTGGTTCAGCTTGTGATTGAGGTGGTCAACACCCTCATTGACAATCTGCCTATGATTCTGGATGCAGCCCTGCAGTTGGTGACGGGACTTGCCGAGGGCATCCTCAATGCAATCCCCGTGCTGATCGAGGCTTTGCCGGAAGTCATTATGGGCATCATCGATTTCATCCTTGGTGCAATTCCGCAGATTATTGAGACGGGCATTCAGCTGCTGACCTCCCTGGTAGCAGCCTTGCCGGAAATCATCACGGCTATTGTGGAGGCAATCCCTCAAATCATTGAGGGCATTATCACAGCCGTCCTTGAGGCAATTCCTCTTATTATCCAGGCGGGCATTGATTTGCTGATTTCCCTCATCCAGGCACTACCGCAGATTATAACCACAATCGTATCTGCAATCCCGGAGATTATTTCCGGTATTGTCAATGCGGTGCTGAATAATATCCCACAAATCATTATGGCTGGCGTTCAGCTTTTGGTTTCTTTGATTCAGAACCTGCCGACCATCATAGTGGAGATTGTAAAGGCCGTTCCGCAGATTATTGCCGGACTGGTTAGCGCTCTGGGCAAGGGCGTTTCTCAGTTGGCAGAAGTCGGTGGCAACCTCGTCCGTGGTTTGTGGTCGGGTATCCAGTCCCTTGCCGGTTGGCTTTGGGATAAAGTGTCCGGGTGGATCTCCTCCATCTGGGACGGCATCTGCGACTTCTTCGGCATTGCATCTCCGTCCAAGGAAATGGGCTGGGTCGGTGAAATGCTTGTGGACGGTCTTGCCGGTGCCATCAACAAAAACGGCGGTCAAGCTGTGGATGCCGCTGTCGGCATGAGCAGCGATATTACCGATGCCATGCACGGTCTTGCTACCGACCTTGGCGCGGATATGGCTGACAACCTTTCCTTCGCAGAGGTGGCAAAGAGCATCGAAGCGGATGGTCATGCCGCCGTGAATGCCGCAGAATCCGTTTCTGTTGGGCTGAAGGATGCGATGTCGGATATCGGTAAGGAACTGGAAGTTACCGCTCCCGTTGCCGTAAAATCCGAAGTCCGCAAGGAAGAACCTATCACCTCTGAAGTCGAACCGAGCATTGAGGCACAGCCTTTGACTACCCTTGTTTCCGCTGATGGGGACAAGGCTCTCTCCCTGGCTGAGACTATCTGCGACGCAATTGCCAAGCTGTATCGCAACCTTTCTGTATCCGTACAGGATGTGTTCCACTCTTTGCAACATGAGGTCACAGAGACTGTTTCCAAGTTGGCAGACGGCTTCTCGCTGACAATTCCTGCCCAGGTGGATTTGGATGCCACCCTCGGTGGTGCGGTCGCCACAGCGGTGCCTACGGCTTCTGTTCCCACGGCTACCGGGACACTGGCTCTCAATCTGAACATTACGAACTTCAACAATTATTCCAATGAGGATATCCAGCAGTTGACCAATGAGATCATGGTTACTGCAGGCGAATTTGCAAAACGGAAAGGAGTGGTTTTTGCGTGAATTATTTTGTTTATAACGGCATTAGTTCCCTGGATATGGGACTTCGTATTGAGAGCAAGAATGTGTTTTCTGCCCCCAAATACGACGTGGATTTTCTGTCCATCCCCGGCCGCGATGGTGACCTTATTGCCGGAAGCGGACGTTACCCCAATGTCCAGATAACCTATTCCGTGTATCTTCCTGCAAAGACCCTCTCCGAATTGTCCGAGAGAATCACCCTTGTGAAAAGTTGGCTCTATGGTGCGTTGGACAGCTATCATACGCTGACCGACTCCTATGACACAGCCTTTTACCGAAAAGCGGTGTATGCAGGAAAACTGGACATTGAAGATGAGATGAACCGCATCGGTGTGTTCACCATCAGCTTCTCCTGTAAGCCTTTCCGCTACAGCGCGGAGGGTGATATTCCCGTTACCTTCGTGGGTGACAATTACAGCATTGACAATCCGTATCCCTTTACCAGTAAGCCTTTCATCCGTGTCATTGGCACGGGTGAAGGTTCGCTGACCTTGACCACACCGACCAAGACCTCCATCTGGACTTTCACAGACTTGGATGGATATTTGGATATCGACTCGGAGCAGATGAACTTTTACAAGGGGGCTACTCCGAAAAACGATACGGTGTCCGGCAGCGGTTTCCCTTTGCTGTACAGCGGTCCCAACGAGGTGTTGTTCGCCGGGGATATCACGGAAGTACAAATAACCCCAAGGTGGTGCTGCCTATGATTCCGATCCTCTTTAAGGCAAACGCCACCAAATTTAATACCTTCGGCATCGGCGCTCTTGCGGACTGTACCTCTTGCGAGGTCACCGAGGAACGCAACGGTGCCTATGAATGCGTTCTCAAATACCCGGTTGGCGGACCCATGTTCAAAGAACTTGGTGTGGAACGGCTCATCAAAGCAAAACCAAACGATACCGCTGATGAGCAGATGTTCCGCATTTATCGCATTACCACGCCCATCAACGGTGAGGTAACGATTTATGCCCAGCATCTGAGTTATGACCTCTCCAACATTGCCACGCTCCCCTGGGAAGGTGGCTCGGTTACGGCAGCAAATGCCCTGGAGCATATCCTCCAGCAGACCGCCACGAGCCATAACTTCACCTGTGTTACGGATGATGCCGCCTCCAATGAATTTGTCATTGAGAAGCCCCAAAGCGTCCGTGCCTGCATTGGTGGTGTAATGGGGTCTTTTCTCGATATTTGGGGCGGTGAGTTTGAATGGGATAATTTCCTGGTGCGCCACCATACAGCCCGTGGTCATGAAACCGGGGTTGTTATTGAGTACGGCAAGAACATGACCGACATGGAGCATGACAGCAACTTTTCCGAAGCCTACACGGATCTGATGCCGTACTGCACCACCACTTACCCGGACGGTGAAAAAGCCATTCTAACCCTTACAGAGTCGGTGATTCCCATTACGGACACGGTGCTGATGCAACCCAAAACGCTCATTATGGACTTCACCGACTATTTTGAGGAAGATGCCTACATCTCCGAGGAAATGCTCCGTGAGGTGGCAAACACATACCTTTCGGAAAACTCCCTGGGTACGATTCTGCCGACCCTCACCGTTGCCTTTGAACCGCTGTGGAAACAGCCGGAATACGCTGCGGTTTTGGAGCGCATTTCGCTCTGTGATACGGTGCTGATCCGCCATGGTGTTTTGGGCATCTCCGCAAAGGCAAAGGTCATCACCACGAAATATGACACCCTGGCTGAGAAGTATATCTCCATCACCATGGGCGCAACACAGGCAAACCTACTCAACGATGTGAACACGGCAAGTGCCACGGCATCCCGTTTGAGCAAGGAGGTCAAGAAAATCCCCTCTATGATGAACGCAGCCATTGCCGGAGCAACCGACCTTATTACGGGGCAGTCCGGCGGTTACGTTGTGATCAACAAGAGTTCGGAAAACGGACAGCCCTATGAAATGCTCATTCTGGACGCTCCGAAAATTGAGGATGCGGTGAATGTATGGCGTTGGAATATGGGCGGTCTCGGCTTTTCTTCCAACGGCTACAACGGCCCCTACGAAACCGCAATCACCCAGGATGGTCAGATTGTGGCCAACTTCATCACCTCCGGCGAACTGGTCGCCAACATCATCAAGGCGGGTGTCCTTCAGTCCCCGGACGGAGAAACCTTCGTGCTGGACTTGGACAACGGTACATTCTCCATGAATGCGACCGGCAAATTCAGCAGCCCGGACAACAACGCCTGCATCGAAATCAACAGCCAGGAAATTGTCCTTTATGTCCGTGATACCCTTGGGCGACTCCTTGATAAATGCCGCATTGGTTCCATGCGTGGATCGGACGATGTGGATTACCCCTACATCCTCATGGGCAACCTGGACAGCGGTGATGTAGGTCTGATGAAGAAATTCAAAAACGGAATGTGGTACGGCAACTCCGTGCCGAAAAACGCAACCGGGGATTTCTCCGGGATGTATGGTGCTTCCGGCATCTTTATCAACACCGTAGAAAACAAAGCCTACGTTGTTGCCGGAACGGAAATGCAGAACATCTACACGGGTGAAGCTATCGCCCGTTTTGCGTAAGGAGGTGGACGGATGCCAATTGACCGCATTCCAATTTTAACTGCGGACTATCCGCTTTTCGATTGGGACGATTATCCGTTGTCCTATTACGCATTGGGTCAGGGTGAGTTGGTGTCCGGCTTCCAAAAAGAAACCTGGAATGCCATCATCGACGAGACACTTGCGGCTCTTCGTGCGGCGGGTATGAGTTGGGACTCCGCTTATACCTCTGCAGCAAACGCAAAGGTCACCCAGGCTTACGGACCCTTGTCGGCTAAAATGTTCAACTCGGTTCGTCATAACCTGGACTGCCTTACTCCCATTGGCTGGGGCTGGGCAAAGAACCCCAATATGCGCGGATATGTTGGCAGGAACGATTTCAACGGCTATGCCGATTATGGCTTGAACGGTGACCTTTTCTATGCGGAGTATCTCCTGGAATTGGTACGCAGGCTGAACCTCACGCTGTCCATAATGCGTGGGACGGCAAATCTGTCAGAGATGGAAGCCCCGGTGCAATCCTTGAGCCAGTCCATTCACGGACTGATTTCAGCGAAATCTGCACCGATGGAATTTTCCGAGCCTGCCTTTTCTTCCTACATTTGCGGCATCCGATCTGTAAGGTCGGGTTCGTTGGCATACAAAGGCAAGTCCACCTCCAAGAAGTATGCTCCTCTGTTGAGTTTCCGTGCCAGACGCATGGGCGGTACAGAACTTGCTCATTCCTCCCACAAAGGAAAACAAGCCGCTCCGTTTGTCAAAGTTCTCGGTGAGCATCAGTATTTAGCATATTCCTTGAGCCAAGCGGCTATGGAGATTTTCAACTGCATCTATTTGAGTTCTGCCTATGGGTTGTCAAACAGCAATACAAAAACCACGCTGTTAATTCCCAGACCGTACCGCCTACAGGTGAATGACCAATCCACCTCTATCATTTCTGCTACGTCTGTTGCAGTTGAACCGCAACCGATCCAAAGCACTGCGGTATCGAAAACTGATACCATATCGACAGCAAAGGCTCCCTGGGGGATGGCAGCCAAAAGCAACATCCTGTCCAAGGCAGAATATTCGACAGATTTCGACCGATTACGACCGAGGCGGCTTTCTCATCAGTCGGTATCCCAGACGAATCTCATCGCATATTTGGATAGTGCCTGGTACGCACCAATTTGGGTGAACGGCAAGCTGTATATCCGACAGGCTTATGAAGCCAAATTGACTGATGCCACACTGGAGGTGAAATGATGGCAATCACAACAGTTTTAGAAAAACAAACGCTCACCGGGTTTGCAGATTCCGGGGACAGCATTTCCTATATGTACGCAAATTCCACGGAACTTTCCCCCTTTGAAATCGGCAGGTACTATGTTGTTTTCTGGGAAGACTCTGAATACCGATGCTTGGCAAAGGAAGTAAGCGGTGTTTCTGCTCTCGGCAATGAGGGCATCTTTGGTGGCACGGAAACCGCCGAGCCTTTCCTCATTGGTATCCTCACTGCGGAAAACACCGACCTGGATGCCAATACGCTGATGATCTACACCACCGACACCACCACGGACAGCCATCGCATTGGTATCTCCGATTTTGGCGCTACTGCGGATGGCATCGTTCTGAAAGACTACCACGGTGTGGATGTAGGCTATGACAAGGTGGATGCCGTTATGTTCGACACCCCGGATGGTGGTACGCAAGTCTTCAGCAAGGGTGAAGCCATCAGCGGCATAACCCTGGTGTTGGATTTGGCAGACGGTGACCAAACCGTTCTGGCCCCGGAAGGAACGCTCGTACAGTCTGCTATCATCAAAAAGCCGGACGGACTCCTGCCGGAAAATATCCGCTATGGTGTGGATGTTGCCGGAGTGGAAGGCGCGTTCCTTGGCGACCCGGAAGAACGCACGGTGGATCTGGAAATGGCGAACGGAGACCTTGTGATTGACCCTACCGCCGATGGCAAAACAATGACCAGGGTTACGGTTATAAAGCCCGAAACCTTAGTGCCGGAGAACATCGCTGATGGGGTTAATATTGGCGGAGTCGTCGGATGCCTTGCCGAAGGTGGCGTCGACGGTGGCATTACAATTCGACAGATTGCGACCCGCAACATCAGTGGCGTGGCTGAAGATGAGTATATCACAGCAGTTGCATCTCACGCTTTTGCAGGCACGAAGATTACCCATGCGATCTTTCCCGCCTGCGTTAGCGTAGGAAGTTATGCCTTCGCGCAATGCACAAGCCTCAGCTACATCCACATTGATTACAACAGCCTTTCTGTAGTGGAAGAACACGCCTTTCAAGGCACCGCAGTGGCGGGGGCGGTTACTGGCTTGGCTTGCACCAACGTCAAAGCCTATGCCTTCCAAGGGTGTTCTTTGATAGAGAATGTTTATGCCCCGTCAGTTACAGCGGTTGGGTCTTATGCCTTCCAAGGGTGTTCGAGCCTAAAGACGGTTCAATTGTCTACTGGCTATTCAATGGTCAGCGAGGGGGCATTTGCCGGGTGTACCAATCTTACGGACATCGGTGACGTTGATCTGATAAAGATTTACTCATCGGCATTCCAGAATTGTAAAGCGTTGCAATCTGTGACCATTTCCTATTTAGCAAATATCGTAGGAGATTATGCTTTTTATGGCTGTGAGAACCTATCCACGATTACCGGAAGTTTTGCTATTTCACCTACCTTTACGGGTGGCTTGCAGCGTCCGCTTGGAAACTATGCCTTTTATGGGTGCAGTAAGCTAAAAAGCGTGACCTTTGAAGTAAACGGAAGCTTGAGTGAAACACCCACATACTTGTTCTATGGATGCAGTGCTCTGTCAATGGTCAGACTTGGTTCTGGAACGGTTGTTTTTCCCATTGATGCGACCTGCTTCTATGGCACACCGATGTCAACCAGTTCTTATTTGGGGCGGTTCGGTTCTATTTATGTTCCGAGTTCCAAGTACACCGCTTTTTGCAACGCCAGCGGATGGAGTACCTATCGGTTAAGAATTGTGTCGTACACAGTATGATTGTAGGAGGTGAATAAGATGGCAATCAGTAGAGCCGATTTCTTCGGAGATAAATTATCGAGATATGACGGCGATCTCAACGAACAATACGGTGGTTTGTCTTTGATAGATGACCGCCTGGTACACATCAACGAAATCACAGAAAGCGCCGCCCAGGGCTTTTATGTGGGACGATCCGGGCGGCAAATTCCATTTTTCGCACTAAAAGAAAATGGGAAGGTCGGCACAGGATGCTCCTATGCTCATGCAGCCGATGCACTGTTAAACGCACAGATACGGGATGTCCCCGAGGAGAAAAGGATAGCCGAGTTTGTGGCTTGCCACAGCAAGGACGAGTTATACACGGCTGAAGATCTCTGGAATTGGCACAGATATCTGACCTGTTCGTGCTATGGCGGTGGACAGGCGTTTCTGTCCAAACTTGGCTATCGGATGGAGGACAAGGCAAGTGTACAGCTTTTTATTCAACGCACTCAAAATGAGCATGGTGGGAAAATCATCCAGAAGTTGATCCCATTTTATTTTGACAACGGTTCTGTTGAACCCCTGGAGGAGGTGTCCGAATGAAGCTACAAATATTAGTTCCGCAGTACAAAGAGACGGACGATGTAATAAAGCCTCTGTTGGATTCCATCGCAATTCAGCAGAACGTGAATCTGAAAGACGATGTGGGCGTTGTCATCGTGAATGACGGCTCGGATGTCAAGCTGTCCGATGGCTTCCTCGGTGCATATCCGTTCCAGGTGCAGTACCATCAGTACCCGCATCGAGGTGTATCTGCTACCCGGAACGCTTGCCTGGATAAAGCCACCGCCGACTATGTGATGTTCTGCGATGCGGACGATATGTTCTACAACGCCTGCGGTCTGTACATTGTGTTCCGGGAGATTGAAAACGGTGGATTTGACAGTCTGACCTCGTTTTTCATCGAGGAAACCCGACATCCGCAAACCAAGGAACCGGTGTATATCAACCACGATATGGACAGCACCTTTGTCCACGGCAAAATTCACCGCAGACAGTTTCTTCTGGATCAAGGCATCCGTTGGAACGAAACCCTTACCATTCACGAGGACAGTTATTTCAATTGCCTGTGCCAGAAGATGGCCGGGGATTTGAAATACTGTCCTTCTCCATTTTACCTTTGGCGGTGGCGAGATGATTCCGTCTGTCGCCACGACCCCAAATACATCCTTAAAACCTATATCAATATGCTGGACTCCAGCACCGCTTTGGTGGATGAATTCCTCCGCCGTGAGCGTGTGCAGGATGCCCAGTTTTTTTCTGTCAACATGATTTACGATGCCTACTTCACTATGAACAAGGCTGAATGGCTCAACCAGGAAAACCAGTCCTACCGTGCCAAAACAGAGCGTCGATTCAAGAAATATTATCTTCGCTTTGAGCAGTTGTTCATTTCCATCCCTGCGGAAATAAAAACGCAGATCGTGATGGGCATCAAAAACAGGATGTTCGGCGAGGGTCTGCTCATGGAAAGCATCACTTTCGATGATTGGATTCGCCATATCAAAAAGAAATACTGAGAGGAGGATTTTTTATGGGCTTTACAACTTCTGCAGCCACTACCATTCTGCGAGACAAAATCAAGGACTGCTACGTGGGTCTGTCCACAACTACCCCTACGGCGGCAGGTGGCAACTTTAGCGAACCCTCTGCTTCCACAGGCTATGAACGGGCATCTATCGGCAATCTCAACACCAGCATCTCTGCACAGGTGGCAAACGATGCCATCATCTTTTTCAACGAGACCCTTGGCAGCTACGGCACGATTACTTACTTCGGTCTGTTTTCCAGCAAGACAGGTGGCACTCCGTTCTTTGTGGGTGAACTGACCGACCCTTTGACCATCGACACGGGCTATGTGCCTATCTTCCGTGCCGAGAACCTTATCATCGGTTTGGACAAGGCCGCCTTGTCTACCTACTAAGCGAAAGGAGGAAGCGCTATGGACATTACTGCAATTGCGGCAACGATTACGGCTATCGGTGTAATTGCCGGTGCCATCTTTGCCGTATATAAGTGGTTTCTGAAACAGGAAAAGCAGGACAAGGACATCAAGGCCATTAAGGAAGAGCAGACCATTCTCGTTTATGGTGTTTTGGCTTGCCTTATGGGTTTGAAGGAACAAGGCTGCAATGGTCCTGTGACGGATGCCATTAACCAAATCGAAAAGTACATCAACAAACAAGCACACAAATAAAGGAGGAAACTATTATGACTGATTTTACTGTTATCCCTGCACTGGTGGCTATCGTGTACACAATCATCGACATCACCAAGACCGCTCTGGGTGGAGTGGAAAAGTTCAAGCGTTTCATTCCGCTGATCGCCTGTATCCTGGGTGGCATCTGCGGTGTGGTGGCTTTCTACTTCGTTCCCGGCACTATGGGTACGGAAAATCTGCTTGTAGCTATTCTGATCGGTGCAGCAAGCGGTCTGTCCGCAACTGGCACTAACCAGGTGGTTAAGCAGCTCACTCGTCCTACGGAGGAGGTGACGGATAATGAATCTGCATAAGCTGATTTTTACCGAAAATGCCTGCTACAAGGCAGGTCGCAAAATCACCGTCAAGGGCATCATGGTGCATTCCACCGGGGCCAACAACCCCACGCTGAAGCGTTACGTCGGTCCCAACGATGGTCTGCTCGGTGAAAACAAGTACGGCAATCACTGGAACACCTACCATCCCGGCGGTCGTGAGGTCTGCGTCCACGGCTTCATCGGCAAGTTGGCAGACGGCACGATTGCCACATATCAGACTCTGCCTTGGGACCATCGTGGATGGCACGCCGGAGGCTCTGCAAACAATACGCACATCGGTTTTGAAATCTGTGAGGATGACACTACCGATGGTGCGTATTTTTTGAAGGTTTATAACGAGGCTGTGGAACTGTGTGCCCACCTCTGCAAGCTGTACGGCTTGACGGAAAAGAACATCATCTGCCACTCCGAGGGCTATAAGCAGGGTGTGGCATCCAACCATGGCGACGTTATGCACTGGTTTCCGAAGCACGGCAAGAGCATGGACACCTTCCGCAAGGATGTAAAGGCGCTCCTGGAAAAGGAGACCGCTCCCCGGCCAAAAGAGCCAAAGGACACCGCTTCCGTGGAAAAGACCATATGGGACTTTCTCTACGGCAAGATCGGCAATGCCTACGGTGTTGCGGGTATGATGGGCAATCTTTATGCAGAGTCCGGCTTGAGACCGAATAACCTGCAGAATACCTACGAAAAGCGCCTGGGGCTTACCGATACCGAATATACGGCTGCGGTAGACAACGGCTCCTACGATAATTTCGTGCGTGACTCTGCCGGTTATGGCTTGGCACAGTGGACATACTGGTCTCGCAAACAGGCTCTTCAGAATTTTGCCAAGTCCGAAGGCAAGTCCATCGGTGATCTGACTCTTCAGTTGGATTTCCTGTGGAAGGAACTGTCCGAAAGCTACAAGAGTGTCCTGGCAACGCTGAAGGGCGCAACTTCCGTCACGGAGGCAGCCACGGCGGTGCTGACCAAGTATGAGCGTCCCGCCGACCAGGGCGAAGCTGTCCAGGCAAAACGCGCATCCTATGGTCAGACCTATTTTGACCGCTATGCCCCTATCGAATATCCTGCCAAGCTGACCTCTGGGTATTACCGGGTGCGTAAGTCCTGGGCTGATAAGAAGTCCCAGGTTGGTGCATACCGCATCCTTGCCAACGCAAAGGCAGCAGCAGACAAGAACCCCGGCACATTCGTTTTCACAGATGACGGTGTTGCCATCTATCCCACAGAGGACAAGCCTGCCGCAGAAGTGACCTATCGTGTTCATACCGTGGTCAAGGGCGATACCCTTTGGGATATTGCCAAGAAGTATCTCGGCAACGGCTCCCGTTATCCCGAAATCAAGGAACTGAATAATCTCTCTTCCAACGTTATTTATAACGGTTGGAAACTGAAAATCCCCAACTAAGCACGAAGCCCATCGAGGAGAATTGCTCTCTTCGGTGGGCTTTTTTTCGTTTATTTTCGGCCATTCGGCATTTTCATGTCCATCGGGTAGTGAGGAGAAACCTCCTCGGAAGGAGGATTTTCAATGACCACTGCTCAGAAACAGGCAATACAGGAAATGCGCCACCGTCAGCTTGGTTACGCAGAAATCGCAAAGGAACTGGGGCTGTCAGCTAATACCGTCAAATCGTACTGTTTTCGTAACGGACTGAACAACGAAGCCCTGGCAAGCCGGTCTGATATCTGCCGGAACTGTGGGAAGTTAATCACGGAGAAGTCCAAGACCCGGCCTCGCAAGTTCTGCTGCATCCAGTGTAAGCGCGCCTGGTGGAATGCTCATCGCTACGACCGGGTCAGCCAAAATCAGACCGTATATACCTGTGCCACCTGCGGTAAGACCTTTACTGACTACAGCAATGCGCATCGAAAATTCTGCTCCCAGACTTGCTACCGGGAAAGGAGTGCGCACGATGACGAATGAATATTTTGATGCGCTGATGGGGTACAAATCGGCAATGGCCCAGGCTCGGCTGATGCTCTCCAAGGGGCTGATTACGGCTGAGGAATATACCATAATTGAGACAAAAATGTGCGGGAGATTTGGTATCAATTGTGGCAGTTTATTTCGGGAAAATGACTGGATAAATACCCCTTTTAGAGGTAATATGTCACCTACGAAGGAGGTGGTATCATGCCAAAAATCATAAGACAAATTAACCATGCACCCAAGCTACAGCGCAAAAAGCAAGTGGCTGCATACGCACGGGTTTCCTCGGGCAAGGACGCAATGCTCCATTCCTTGTCCGCCCAGGTCAGCTATTACAGCGATCTGATTCAGAAGGACCCGAACTGGCAGTATGTCGGTGTGTATTCAGACGAGGCAATCTCCGGCACGAAGGAAGATCGTCCGGGGCTTCAGCAGCTGATTGCTGACTGCCAAGCCGGAAAAATTGATATGGTGATTACAAAGTCCATCTCCCGCTTTGCACGAAATACGGTGACCCTTTTGGAAACCGTCCGTATGCTCAAAGCGTTGGAGGTGGACATTTATTTTGAGGAGCAGAACATTCATACCATAAGCGCCGATGGCGAACTGATGCTTACCATCCTGGCCTCCTATGCCCAGGAAGAAGCACGGTCAGCCAGTGAGAATCAGCGGTGGCGCATTCAAAAGAACTTTGAAGAAGGGATGCCCTGGAACGGCACAGTCCTTGGCTACCGAATGGTCAAAGGGGTCTATACCGTAGTGCCGGAGGAAGCCGAACTTGTCAAACGAATTTTCCGGGAATACCTGGACGGCGCCGGGAGCAGCCAAATCGGCAAGAACCTGGATGCAGACGGCATACCCCCACGCCGGGGAGAACGCTGGCATCCCACTACGATCCGCAGGATTCTCACCAATTACAGTTACACGGGAAACCTCATCCTACAGAAGACCTTCCGGGAAGACCATATGTCAAAGCGGTCGGTCATCAACGAGGGACAGCTTCCCAAATACCACGCACAGAACAGCCACGAAGCCATTATTGACTTGGATACCTTTATGGCGGTGCAGGCAGAAATGGAACGCAGATCCAAAGCCTACCGTCCCAAGGACACCACCAAAAAGGAATACCCTTACACCGGGCTGATTGTCTGCGCCAAGTGTGGTAAGAACTACCGCAGAAAAATAACGGCGACGCAAATCGTGTGGATCTGCGCCACCTTTAACAACCGAGGAAAAAAACACTGTGCATCCAAGCAGGTGCCGGAAATTGTCCTGGACACCCTGGTTGCGGAGATTGCGGACAGCCTTGCGAATGTTAAGAAAATCGAAGCCGATGACGGCAACACCCTGCGTTTCCATTTGGCTGATGGCAGGGTCGTAACCCGCATTTGGAAAGACCGCTCCAGGGCTGAGTCCTGGACAGAAGAAAGGCGCAACGCAGCCAGGACACGCTTACAAGAAAGGAGCCAACGGAAATGAAAAAAGCAGTTACAATGATACCAGCCACAAGGAACAAGTTCACCGCACTGCCTACGGCATCGATTGCCAAACGGCGCGTTGCAGCCTACGCCCGTGTTTCCACGGACAGCGATGAGCAATTTACCAGCTATGAGGCGCAGATCGATTATTACACCAATTACATCAAAAAGCGGGACGATTGGGAGTTCGTCAAGGTCTATACGGATGAGGGCATCTCCGGCTGCAACACCAAATACCGCGATGGCTTCAACGAAATGATCGAGGATGCCCTGTCAGGCAAAATCGACCTCATCGTTACCAAGTCGGTCAGCCGATTTGCCCGTAACACGGTAGACAGCCTTACCACCGTCCGCAAGCTGAAAGAAAAAGGTGTCGAGGTTTTCTTTGAGAAGGAGAACATTTACACCTTCGACAGCAAGGGCGAACTGCTGATAACCATCATGTCGAGCCTTGCCCAGGAAGAGAGCCGGAGCATTTCCGAGAACGTCACCTGGGGTCAGCGGAAGCGTTTCGCAGACGGCAAGGTCAGTATGCCTTACAAGCGTTTCCTCGGCTACGACCGGGGCGAGAACGGGCAGCCCGTGGTAAATGAAGCCGAGGCTGTAACGGTTCGGCTGATTTACCGACTGTTTCTTGCAGGAAAGACTCCTTCTGGCATCTGTCGACACCTTGAGGGCTTGGACATCAAGACCCCGGCAGGGAAGAAAAAATGGAGCGCCAGCACGGTTCTGAGCATCCTTCAGAACGAGAAGTATAAGGGGGATGCATTACTTCAGAAAGCCTTTACTGTAGACTTCTTAACGAAAAAAATGAAAAAGAACGAGGGAGAAATCCCCCAATACTACGTAGAAAATTCGCACCCGGCCATTGTGGATGCCATCGACTTCGATATGGTCCAGGCAGAGATTGCCCGTCGGCAGCAGTTGGGACGCTCCTACAGTGGAGCAAGCATCTTCGCCAGCAAGCTGATCTGCGGTGACTGCGGTGGGTTCTACGGTCAAAAGGTATGGCACTCCAACGATGCCTACCGCAAGGTTATCTGGCATTGCAACAGCAAATTCAAGGGCGAGGCACGGTGCAAAACGCCCACGCTGGACACGGAAACCATCAAGGGGATGTTCCTCCGAGCCTACAATGCGTTGATGGGTCCGAGGGATGCGGTGATTGCCGCCTGCGAGGAGATGCTTGCGGTGGTCGGTGATTTTACCGCCCTGGATGAGCAGATTGACAGCCTCAACGAAGAAATCCAGGTGGTTGCCGAAATGGTCAGCCAGTGCATCAAGGATAATGCCACCCGGCAGCAGTCCCAGGATGAGTACAACAGGAAATACAACAGCCTGGTCAAGCGGTACGAAAAGGCCGTGGAGAAGCTGAACCGGGTAACCGAAGAGCGAACCGAGCGGGCGAACCGTGAACGGGACTTGCGGATATTCGTCACCACGCTTCAAAAGCAACCTTTGATTTTGGAAGAATGGAACGAGGAATTATGGCTCACGCTTCTGGAAACGGCCACGGTTCACAAGGATGGCAGGGTCGCATTCCTTTTCAAAAACGGTGCGGAGATTGACATACAGTAAGAAAAAGCCCACCAAGGAAATACATCCTTGATGGGCTTAAGTCTTGTTATTCAGCGTTATAATGAATTGTCATAGAATCCGGGAATTCGTAGCTTGCTGTTATATTAATACTGTTCCATTGACTCTCACTACCCTTGAAGTAAATATGCTTCAAATTCGGACAGCTATAAAGAGCATAATCTTCAATGGTCTTAACGCTGGTGGGTATTGTAATGCTTTCCAGATTTGTGCAACCTGCAAACACACCATTTACAAGCGCTGTCACGCCATCAGGGATAACTATGCTCGTAATTGCCTTACAATAAGAGAATGCATGATCTCCAATTGACGTTACAGTTTCTGGAACAGCCACATTAATAAGACTGTTACACGAAGAGAACGCGTAATCCCCAATAGTAGTAACACTGGTGGGAATATTAATTGTTGTTACTCCTCTACAAGCATAGAAAGCGTAGCTATTGATTCCGGCAAGCCCCTCGGGAAGAACAATTTCGGTAATCTTATCACAATTTCCGAAAGCGTATGTAGCAATTTCTGTTACACTGCTTGGTACCACAAATTTTCCGGAATATCCTGCAGGTACAGCTATTAACATAGTTTGGTTCTTATTATAAAGGGCACCATTTAGTGAGGAATACTTAGCATTATCTGCTGCAACTGTGATCGCAGTCAGGTTGTCGCAATCCTCAAGTGCATAGTTGCCAATTCGCGTGACATCCTCGTTAATATAAAATGTTTCCAAGGAATCACAATCTCTAAAGGCAAAATTACCAATTGTCGTTACTTGATCAATGTTAAGAACGGTGGTCAAATTAGAACACCCTTCAAACAGACCCTGACTGATTGATGTAATGCCCTCTGGTATTGTAACAGATACAAGCCCATCGTTTCCTGCCAGAGCAAATTCGCCAATGTGTGTAAGACCATCGGGTAATTCAATGCTTGTTAGCTTCGGACAATAGTGGAATGCATTATATCCGATGCTTGTGACTGTAGAAGGAAGTTCAACGTAAGATAGAGACGTACAATTATTGAATGCATAATCACACAATTCAACTGTACCTTCGGGAATCACCACATTATCGAGGTTGAAGCACATATCGAATGCACTATCACCAATGATTTTGACATCCTTGCCAAGTGTTACTGTTTTTGCCTTGGAATAACGGAAAGAGTAATCACCGACGCGAGTAATACCGTCAGAAATGATTATATCCGTCATATCTTTCATATAGGCATCCCAAGGTGTATCAACAAGTGACGAAGCCAAGTCAGTCATGGCACCAGTCCCGTCAACGACAAATAACCCGTTATCATAGAATGTCCAAGTAGCGTTCTCTCCAGCTACGCCGTGTGCAACAACAGTTAAACTGGGGTCATCTGCCGGGTTATTGATAACTTTTGTGAGTTTAGCCTGTGCCGGAACATTATTGTCAATTATGGTGTACTGGTTACCATTAGATTCGCACAAGTATTCACCGGGCAAACTAATGCTTGCACTGCCTATGGAACTGGGCACCACGACACTCTGCAACCTCAAACAATTAGTGAAGAATTCTTCAGCTTTTGTTACAGCAGAAATATTCCAACTTGACATATCCAAACTTGAAAGCTTGGCACATTTATAGAACATATATGCCATATTGGTTACTTTGGCTGTATTGAAGCTACCGAGATATACTTCTGTAAGATTCTCGCATCCGCGGAACATATATCCCATAGAGGTCACATTCTGCGTGTTAAAGTTACTGAGATCAAGAGTTGTAATTCCTGAACAGTTCTGGAACATTGCTTCCATATCGACAACTTTGTTTGTCTTAAAGTTGCTGACATCAAGTTCAGTTAATCCAGAGCACCCAGAGAACATAAGCGACATTCTGCTAACATTAGTTGTGTTAAAGTTACTGACATCCAAATTAGTCAAACTACCACAACTAAGGAACATATGTGACATATCAGAAACTTTAGAAGTATTAAATCCACTGACATCCAGGCTCGTCAAACTTGAGCAATGAGAGAACATAGTGTTCATATTTGTTACATTGCTTGTATCAAAACCGCTGACATCCAGGTTTCTCAAACCAGTACATACCGAGAACATCGCATACATTGTTGTTACATTCGAAGTATCGAAATTTGTAACATCCAGTTCCGTTAAACCCTTGCAAGCAGAGAACATTTGGTACATACTCGAAACATTTGAAGTATCAAAGTTGCTGATATCAAGTTCGGTCAAGCCCGAGCAGAATCGGAACATCAAAGTCATGTCAGTTACTTTTGAAGTATCAAATCCGCTGACATCCAGCTCCGTCAAACCAGAACAATTGTCAAACATACACTTCATACTGGTAACATTTGATGTATCAATGCCACTGAGGTCAAGTTTTGCCAAATTTGAGAACTCGCAAAACAGGTAACTCATATCAGTGGCGGTAGAAGTGTCCAAACCAGTGAGACTCAAAGACACAAAATCAGTGCCACTATTGCGCTTAAACAAGTCGCTCATATCTGTGGATACTAAGCCGACCTTTTCGCCATCAACGGGGACGAAGAAAATTGTTGCACTTTCTGTACCCAAATCTGCGAAGGGAGCGGTAGGATCGATAGAAACAGCATATTCTCCATCATCCGTTGTGTATGTGGCTACTGCTGGAATAGCAATACCGTTTGTGGGATATGTTGTGATATCCTCAACAACAATAGATTTATTAGCTGTATCCATCGAACCGGTAAATGTCAGCTCATACTCACGAGAACCATCGCTATTGAGTGTGTAGAAGGAATAAGTATTATTGCCGTCATGCTCGATATAATAGTCAGATTGTTCGGTCGGGAGTGTGGGACCCGATACATCGGGGGTAGAGGGATTGGTGGGGTCAGAGGGAACTGTAGGTACCTGAGATCCACCATTCGGAGTTTCACTGTTTCCGCTGAACGCAGGGTTCAACGTAGCATCCGTTGCAAACTGCAGATTAATCTTCATATCCGTAGCTGCAGCAGTATCGGCATGAAGATTTTCCACAATATTGCCATCAAGATAAATCCAAACTGTAATGGCAGAGATAACATTCTGATCCAACGGTTTAATGGTTGCTGAGCCATCATCGTTGCTCAGATACAAATACCCGTTGGGGTCGGCTTTTGCAATACCGTAAATTTCTCCCGTGGAGGTATCAACAAAAGCTACACGAAGAGCCGCCAACAATTCGGCGTTATCCATCGTGATTCGGCTACCTTGTCCCTGTGCATCTTCCCATTCATCAGAATACATCCAGTCTTCTGGAGCATTATCATTATTGTAAATACGATCAATGCCAATGGTCTGGAGGAGGAGATTTGCTGTAGTAGCGTTTGTACGGAACAGCAGATCAATGCCAAATGCATAGGTGGTACCATTGGCATTTAATTCATAGTTGCCTTCACCGTATTCTGGAATATCCCAGCGGTAAATACAAACACCATAAGTCATATGTTCAGGAAGTATGCCTACATTCTCTGTGATCAGCCGTTCCATAAAGGAATCATAAGAGGACGCAGAGATGTTAATTTCACTCAGCGTGAAATCATTAGCATAATTCTGACTGTTAAACAGGGTGTGAATATTTCCAATTGCTTTGCTCGGCACATCAAGAACGATACTGCAATTGGCTCGGTCGTTGGCATATTCAATTTGATCACCATTGTAAGGTGCGAAATCCTCGCCAATAATGTAGGTGATGACGGAGTAAATCTCTTCCCAGGAAAGGGCTTCACCAGTAGATTTACTCGCCTTCAATGCATCAATCCGAGCATATGCGTTGGTAATCGCAGTCTGCATATATGCGTAAGGATCGCCTATTAACTTTTTGAAGTAATAGTTGTTGGGAGGATTGCCAACATTATACTCATAATTGAGATATCCAGATATTGCGAGAACCTCATCAGCGGATTTTCCGTCATTTATAGCCTGAAGGACTTTGGCGTACAGGCTATCCGACGCAGGTTCTGTAATGACTGTTCCTTCTGCATACTCTGCATCCGAAATCAATGCCGCAAACATTAGAGCATAATACTTAATGCCCTCACCGTACTGATTGAGGAAGTCGGAAGACAGCGCATCCAATCCTGCTTCAAGCCGCGCAAGATACTCATAAGCGTAGGTATCAGTCTCGGCATTTGCCACAGAGATAATATGGTCAAACGCAGGCGTAATAAATGCAGAATACTCTGGATCTTCTGGAATATAGAATGCTTCGAGCAAGGCAGTTTTGGCATCTGCGTAGGCTTGCTTGTAGAACTCTGTGTTGGTGGATGTTCCCTTGTTCGTGCTATCCGTTAAATAGGGATATGCCCATGAGAGATGACGAACATGACCATTATGGGGATTCATAAAAGTCTCATAAGTCATGCCCCTCAATTCGGTATTGTTGGCATAACTCGGAATAGTCAAAGTGTATCCATCGTAGTAGAGTTTGCCAGCATATTCATACATTGCTACAGTGTGAATTGATTCAAGGGCACTCATGAAATTCAAGCCAGAACCCGTGGAGAAATTATACGAGCTATTTCCGTACAAAGAATCCAGGGTATCGGTCTTATTCAGAAGACAATATGCATAACGGCTTACAGCATAGGACGCAATGTCGTATGCACCGATGCTGTTTCCATTAAAGGTAATATTGTTCAGGTCCAGGTCGGACAGCAGAAGATTGCGGATCTGGTCATAGCTAATGCTTCCACTTGTATATGCAGAAGTTGTTTTGAAAGATGTGATAGCGTTCAGCACACCGTCGCAGGCGGTTTTGGTCTCATCCAGAAGATCAAGTGCCTCATTGTAATCGGTAATGCCGGCTGCCGAGAAATATTCACGAACATCCTCTTCGTTATTGGAAATCAGATCGGCAATCTTTGCCTGGGCAACCAAACTGCTGCCGTCAGCGAACACACGACAAATTACCATAGCCTTCAGATAGGTATATGCTTTGTCGATGTTTTCCTGCATAACCAAGTACTGAGTTTCCAGTTCGTCGACAGTCGAAGCAGTATAGTTTTCGCTTGCAGTTGTTCCGTTGGCAATAGCATCGGAATGCTTGAAATAGATGCGGAGAAGGATATTCCAAACGGCTTCTCTCCACGCAGGCCAATCCTGGTACGATACTTCCGGGGAATTTGCGTCAGCAATTGCCTTATATGTATTGTATACAGCCAAGACAGCATCGTCCTGATCCATATCAACGGTAAGGGTATTGAGAGCCTTGCTGGCTTCGCCCAACGCACGCACACCGTAATTTGTGCTGGAAAGGAACTTACTTGTTTCGCTATCAAAATTAGTAAGTATGCCAGAAGAACTCAACCCGGTTACTCTACCGTCAAGCCCATACTGGGCAATCAGGAACGGTGCGCCCATATTGACAGCCAATTGAGCATCGCTCTTATAATTAAGGGCAGCGGGCTTCAGTTGAATATTCTGTAAACCATAACGCTCGTCACTGAGATCGACAACGTTGCCCCAATATGAGTTTTTATCAAATACCGACTCTACTCCTATGCTTGTATCTTCATTGGCAGTAAAGACATAAGTATCGAGGCTGTTTGTATTTAGAGCAATTTCCAAGTTGCCGTTAGCTCCGAGTGTAGTGCTTACGCCCGTTACTTCCGGTGCCCGAGATAACACAAGCCAGGCATACGAGGTTGCGGACACAAGTAGCGCAGCAACTAACATCATACAAATAGCAGCATACAGCTTTTTAACGACGGACTTTTTTTGAATTCTCAGTCCACGAATATACTGATTGTCCACGCTACTCACCTCCATTTACTCCGATTTTCTAAAAATAGGTGTAATTAGGCATACTAACACCTATACATTATAATATAATACTCCTCATCTTCCAAATTTTCAAGAGGGTTTCAGAAACTTTTACGAGTTAAAGTGAAAAAATTTACAATTTGACGCTTACCCTGAAAAAGATAAGTTTCAGCGTTGCAACCATTTGAAACGCTGAAGCTTCGTATTAAAATATGCGTTCGTTTCCAAAAGTCCATACTCCGGTTGTACG